AAAACTTGGAAAGCTCATAAGCTCTGACCCAAAGACTCAGAAGGTTCTCGACAAGATAAGAACCATCATGAACGACCAGACGAAGGTCATCACAAGCCTCGCCGAACAGCTTTGTCTCTCTCCTGTTGGAAGAGCAAGGTTCGGAATCGGCATCGCGAACAAGAGCAAAGAAGAACAGGAGCTTGAAGGGCTCAAAGAGTTGATGAGCGGAGACTAAGGGAGAGCTCTCATGAATTACACTCGCGAATATATCGACAAAATCCTAAGAGGGGAAATCATCGTTTCAAAGAGAGTCGCGAAGTGGTATCTAGACCACATTCTTCCCATCATTGATGGCAAGAGTGACAAATACACTTTCAAGGAAGCTAAAGGCGAAAAGTTCATAAAGTTCGTCGAGGGTTTTTGCAAGCAGTCAAAAGGCAAGTGGGCAGGAAAACCCTTCGAGTTGTTGCTCTTCCAGAAAGCGAAATGGCAAGCGATATTCGGAATCGTGCACAAAGACACTGGGCTGAGAAGATTCCAAGAAATCTTTGACCTTCGAGGCAGAAAGAACGGAAAGACCTCGGAGCACGCATGCCTTGGCCTTTACTTGACCATGGTCGAAAAAGGCGCCGAGATTTATGTCTCGGCAACAACACGCGCCCAGGCGCTGAGAACCTGGGAAGAAAGTCAGTCGATTCTTGACCAAAGCGCCACGCTCTCCAAGTGCATGAAGTATAAGGTCTTTCCTCAACCGACAATCTACACAACGAAGGGCTACTCGGCTATTCCGAGCAATTACAAAGTGCTCTCAAAGAACGTCAAGACATTCGATGGTTTGAACGCTTCCGGCGCTTTGATTGATGAGATTCACGAGTTGCCTCGTTCGATTTATGACATTTTAAAGCAGTCAATGACCGCAAGAGAAGAACCCCTTCTCTCGATGATTTCAACTGCCGGCTTTCAAAGGGGTCAGTTGTTCGATGATGAATACGAGTATGCGGTCAAAGTTATCGACAATCTTGTGAACGATGACACGCTCTTTCCGCTCCTTTATGAACTCGACGACCCTAATGAGGTCGCAGACGAGGAATGCTGGATAAAAGCAAACCCTGGAATTGACGTCATCAAAGACAGGGAGAAGCTCCGCCAGAATGTTGTGAGAATGCAGTCCGACGCAAACTTTGGACTATCGGTCAAGATTAAAGACTTCAACATCGTCGGAGTTCAAAAGCAAGTTTGGCTGACCGCACAAGAAATCAACAACGGAGAGTGGGGGCTTTACTCCAAGGAAGAAGTCGGCGAGTGGGGCACTCCAAAGTGGTGGGATTTCGTGAAGAAGTTCAACAATCAAATCACGCTTCTTGGATACGATTTATCCATGAGCCTCGACATGAGTTCCGTGTCAGTTCTGTTGTTTGATGGCGCTCGTGATTCCATCATCCTGTTGCCGATGTTCTTCATAACGGAGAGCTTTCTTGAATCGGAAGACTGCATCACGTCAAAGGTTCCGTTCCGCCAATGGGTTGACCGCGGACTCATCCGAATCGCTGGTCGCGAAAGGGTCAACTACAATGCCATCGTATCTTATATCTCAGAAGAGCTTCCGAGTCAGTTTGGATATGTGTATCAATTCATTGCCTACGACCCTTGGAACTCTTCCATGGTGGTGGATGCTCTCGACCTTAGAGGCTACTCGGAGAAGTATGTTCAGAGCGCAGTTCGCCAAGGAAGACAAACCCTCTCGGAGCCTTGCAAAGAGTTTCTTGTTCGCATGAGAGAGAAACGCATCACATACCTTGGCAATCCAGTGATGAAGTGGCAACTCTCAAATGTTGAAATGGAACCGGATATCAATGGCAACATCATGCCGAAGAAGGTCAACGACAAGCGCGAGAAGAAGATTGATGGATTCATGGCTTCACTTAACGCTCTTGTTAAGTTCTTGGATGAGCCGTCAAGCTACATGAACCAGTATCCTCTGGGAAAGCCTGAGAGCGAAAAATAATGACTTTTAAAGGGTCATAAAACGAAAATAAAGACGATAAAAAAACAAAGAAAGGAGAGACTGCCGACATGGGAATCTGGTCAAATCTTGTCAAAATCTTCACAGGCAAAAAAAACAATCAAGCAGTCGGAAGTTCTTTCCAGACTCTAATCACTTTGAATCCCTTCGGAGCTGACACAAAGGCGAATGAGAAAGCAAACGCAACATATGAGAGCTGTATTTCCCTATATGTCCGCGTTTTAAGCAAATTAAAGCCGATGTGCATCTTTGAAAAAGCTCCAGATAAGGACTATCCGAACATCGACTACCTTCTTCGATTCCAACCGAATCCAACGCAAAATGCCATCAGCTTCTGGAGACAAGTCATTGATTCTTACTACACGTCAAACCTTGCCTTCATCTGGATTGATAGAGACTTGAGGAAGCTCAAACTCGATGAACAAGTGCGCGCTTTATACGCTTTAGACATCGCCGATGTCAATTTCCAGGTTGCTGTCGATGAAAGCACCTCGGCACCAGTTGAGACTTTTTTGTTCAATCTCAATGGCGTTCAGAAAGCTGTCAAAGCCGATGACATGATAGTCCTTGCGAGAAGACCCACAATCGCCAATCCCTACGCTTCAAACAACGAGGCGCTGAAGAAAATCGTCCAGCTTGTCGAAGATAACTTCACAGGTTTAACGAAGTCAATCAAGGAAGCCGGAATCGTGCGCTTCATCGCAACGTCAACTCGTGTTCTTAACGATGAGCAACGCAAAGAACGTCAGGAGCGCTTGAATGAACTCATCGCTTCTGTCGGAGCAAACGGAGCTCTCTATTCCGATGCGAGTGAAGGCATCGTTCCAATAAACTCCAACAATGCGTGGACTGGCACTGACAAAGTCACTCCGTTCATTGACCAAATATACACCTACTTCGGCGTGAGCAAATCCATTGTCGATGGAACGGCAACGGATGACCAATACAACAACTGGGTCGAGACTAGCGTTGACCCCTTCGCCGATGAGCTAGGAGTCGAGCTATCTCTGAAGCTCTTATCTAGGAAAGCAATCGCCGGCGGTCGAAGAATCGTTGTCGACACTCGCTACCTCTTCACAGCTTCCCAAGCTCATAGATTACAAGCCGGACAATTACTCGTTCAATCCGGATACTATTACACAAATGACATTCGACGTCTTGCTGGAGTCGACCCTCTTCCCCCTGAAGAGAACATTCTCATCAAGAGACTTGACCGACTTCCCCAGGATGAACAAATAAACAACAATCCGACTCCAGAAGAGAGTCAGGAAGGAGACCAAAACAATGAATAAAAATCCATTCGAAAGAAAAGACAGAGAAATCCGACTTCTCGATTTAGCTCTCAAAGCAAGAGAAGAAGCCCAAAACGTCGATGATGCTTTCTATCATGTTGAAGGAAAACCTGTCACTTTTGGTGAAGAGACAGTCCTCTATCCTGGGTCTATGACTGGGCTCGGTTATGACGTCAAAGAAGTCATCGAAAGAGATTCCTTTGAAGGAACCGACATGACCGATGTCGTTCTCAATGTAAATCACGGAGACGGCAACTTCGCAGTCGCTAGAACTCGCAACAAATCTCTCGAATTAGAAGTCCGCGAGGATGGTGTCTACTTCAAAGCTAAACTTCCCAAGGACAACGAGCGTTGTGCTCAGTTCTACAAGGATGTTAGAGATGGACTCCTCGACAGAATGAGCTTCGCCTTCACGACTTCTCAGGAAGCCTATGACGAAGACAACCACACGTTCCACGTTCAAAAAGTCCGCAAATTATATGATGTCTCCGCGGTGGAGTTCCCCGCGTATGATAACACCTCAATTAGTGCTGTTCGTTCCCAAGACTTGGAGAAGTTAAAGGAAGAGCTGGAGAGTCGCAAGAACGCACTTGAGGTCGAGAAGAAGAGACAAGCCCTTCTCGAAAAAATCAATGGCTTGCTCAAATAGACTCTGGAGAGAGTCACTAAAAACGAAAGGAGAACCATTCATGAATTATCGTGAATTGATTCAAGCCCTTAACGAGGCACTCATTGCCTTGGAAAACGAGGAAAAAAGCAGCAAAGAAAGACTTTCTCAGATTCAAAACGAATTAAAAGAAGCCGATGAAAAAGGCATTGAGGAGAGAACAATCGAAGTCTCCAATCTTGAGAAGCGCCTTGCTGAGATTGCTTCCGAAAAGGAATCCAAGACCAAGGAAAGAGACAGCTTAATCGAGAAAGAACAGAGCGAACTCGATGAAGCTAAGAAAAAAGAAACCGCTCAAAGAAAGGAAAACAAAACCATGTTAACCAGAAGAGAATCCCAAATCACTTTATTCGGTATGGCTTTACGCAATAAGCCCATTACTGAAGAAACCATCAAGGAAAGAGCTTTAGACACTTCCTTGACAACCACTGCCACCACCTTCGTTCAGGCAACTGCCAATGCCGATGGTGTCAACAATGGCGGACAGCTCATCCCCACCTTAATTGTTCTTGATTTATTGAGAGAAGACGGAGCTTTATCTCCTATTCTCGCCGACTTAATTCCGACCTACATCAAAGGCGCTGTCGCTCTCCCTTACAGAGCTTCCAGAACTAAAGCCCAAGTCAAATCCGAAGGCTCTGACGTCGCTGACGCTCAATGGGAATGGAGCAGACTCAATCTTGTTGTCGGCAACTTACAGACTCAACTCGTTGTCACTGATGAATTAAACAACATGACCGACTTCGACCTTGGCTCCTATGTATTACAAACCTTAGAAGCTGACTTCTCCGAAGACTGGGGTGGCGAAGTTATCTACGGCACTGGCTTGAATGGTCACATCTCTGGCATCACTGCCGGTGTCACTGCTTCCACCTACTCCGCTGGTGGCGAACTCGCTGTCATTGAAACCTTAATCAAAGGCTTAACTGGCAAATACAGAAGAAGAGCTAAACTCTATCTTTCTCAGACTGCCTATGACGGAGTCGCCTTCTCCAAAGATAGTCACGGCGACTATGTCATTCCCATCGTCAATAATCCTGAAGGCATTCGCTTTATCGCCAATGCCCCTGTCGAAGCCGATGAAAACCTTGTTGCCGGCGACATCATCTTCGGCGACGTTGGAAGATTCTTCAAGGTCAACTTCATGGCACCTATGCACTTCGAAACTGAAAGAAGCGCCACTAAAGGCACCACCACTTATGTGGTCAATCAACAGGCTTCTGCCAAGGCAGTCCCTGGAGCCTTCAAATATGCCAAACTTTCCGCCTAATTTAGGCAAATCAAACAATAAAAACTAAATAAAAAAAGGAGACACGCAATGAAAGCAACCGCAATTCTCACTATCAAAGAAGTTAGAAACGCGCTCGACCTTGAGGAAGATTCCATCAATGATGGAGACGCTCAAGAGCTCTCTCAGCGTGTCTCCGATTTCATATATCGCAGAACCGGCAAGAACTGGGGACAGAGTTCCTCTCTTGCCAAAGTATGCGCTGAGTTCGTGGCAATCGACATGTATTATCGCTCCAGCGACCACCAGAAGACCATTGACATGTATCTCGCCGACCTTATCGACATAGCACACGAAGAGAAGGGAGAAGAGCAAGATGGAACGACTCGATAGAAAAATTAGAATCTACCACGCCGAAGAAATCAACTCTGTCTCCGGTCTTGTTAGGGTAAAACACTACTACAACGCTGATGAAGAAGAGATGTTCAAGTGCTCGTTCAGAGAGCTCTCGGCGAATGAAATCATTCGAAATCGAGAGGCTTCCATCGAGTCCACTTGCCAGTTCAAAATCAATCGGCGACCGGTTAAAGCTGGCGACTTCATTGAGTTTGAAAGACCGCTCTTCGGATTGAAAACATACTCAATCACGAGCGTGGACGCCTATGACGATAAAGGGCGGACAAGATATGTTCTCAGAGCTCTAGAAATAGAGCCAGGAACCTTCGACAAAGTGAGGTGGGGCTTATGACATGGCAAGAGTTTGAAAACGCGGTCTATGCCGATTTTAGAGGGGTTCTTGAGGCAAAAGGCTTCATCAATGGAGACCAGACTTCTCAAGAAGTCTTGTCTAAGGCAAGAAAAACTCCCTTCTTCCGTTCCATCAACAATGTGGAATCAACGCAAACTAAGACATGTCTCATATACGAAGTCACGAACTTTAATGGTCGACACTGGGCGGATAATCAAGTCACCGATGTGGATGTCATCTTCGGTATTGATATAGTGACTCCTGACTCACTTGAGAGCCAAAGATTCCAACAGATAAGAGCAGACCTTGAGGAAGCCTTCGAGAACACCGAATGGCGCCTTGTCTATGACTCCACCTTCTACGATTACAACTCAAAGAAGAGCGTGGTCACTTACACCGCGAGAAAGGTCTTCAAAAAATGAACAACGCAAAAACCATAAGTCTTGATGAACTGGGCGAACAAGTCGCCGACATTATCGAGAAATATGGAGTCGCCGTGGCTTCAAATCTGGCGGATGTTGTCGGCGAAGTCGCTGAAGACTTCAAGAGCGACATTCCCCAGGAGATGTCAACAACCGGAATCGGTCGAACTCCTAATCATCGCCACCACTTGGCGGATTCTTGGAGAGCGACACCGATTGTCGATACTGCCACGGAGAAAGTTGTCCGCGTTCATGCTATAAACGGAAAATATCGAATCGTCCACTTACTGGAGA